CACCTGGACGTAACAGAAGTTCCCGTTGGTGATAACTGACCCATAGACTCCAGCAACGGCGTTGATGGTGCCAAGGCTGTTGGTTTGGTCGCTGGTCACCGTATAGAGACCCGTTTCCGGATCCAACGCGAACCAATGAGCGACTCCACCAGCAACAGTGGCTACAGCGCCTGCGCCTTCGTTATGGAGACAGTAGCGGTAAAGGTTGCCATCGAAACGGACAATCGCCCCTAAGACTCCAGGTGCAACACCGGGTGAGGGGAGACCGGGAGACTCCCGGAATATCTCGCCCTCGTTGACCGTGCGAGGGTCACCGGTGCTGATCTGAGTTGTCTGCGGTGAAAGTCCAAAGCGTTCGCCTGCCATGTTTAACTCCTTTCTTTCACCTTAGTTAACGATACCGTCGATAATGAAATTGAGGCGAGGAGCGGGGAACAGTAGGTTTCCTGCGAACAGGTACTGGCCGGCCACGTCATCCGTGTTCTGGGCCTCTTTCCATCCGGTGAACCCAAACTGGTACTTCCGGTTGGTGGTGATCCAGAACTGCGCATGTTTCGTGTTCATGCCAATAAGCTGTTGCGCGGGTTGATACTGATCCACGACCATCTGAGCTCCATTCCATCGAAGCGACATGAACCCGATCTTTGCCACATCGGAAGATTCCTCGAGGAATCTCTGCTGCGGCTGGATTTTATTCCAGAACAGGTTCCACACTTCTTGGTCTGAAGTCATCAGATCGACGTGCTCTGCACCGAACCAGGCCGCACCGAACGCGGTTTGCACCCCGCTCAGCGTCAATGTCGGGAGAGTGGACTGGAATCCATTAATCCCTGCATTGTTCGTCCCGTCAGGAACGATATCGCTCCTGTCGATGCCGCCGTAAGAACCGAACGCATTCCCATTGTCGAAAGCCGCTGACATTCCATCCAACTGGAGAGTTGAACTGGAAGTCCCCTGGCCGTCCAGGTACATATCCGTGGCTAACAACTTCGCCATCTTTCCCGCTGCGTTGACGAGTTTGCTTTCCACATAGGACATGGCTGCTTCCGGACCTCGGTTGAGAACATTGTCCGTACCGAAGAGAGTGACGTTGACGTAGTAGTACTTGACGTTGACCTCGACAGCGGTGTCGGTTTCAACATACGACGTATCGAACGTTCCACCTCGGCTAAAGGCATCACCAGTCAGCTCAGCGTAGATAATCGGATGACGAATCGTCCGACCACCCTCAAAACGCTCGGCGTTTCGAGTACGCAAACGAGTAAAGACCGGAGAAGCCTCGTAGACGTTGTCCACCAACCGCGGGATGATGAATCGGTTCGTTTTCGAACTAATGTCATCAAAGGTTAGTGCCATACTTTCCTCCTTGAGTTACAACAAAAAAACAACAAGTGGCTTGCTTAGGCACTTTCGACTTCCCGAACAACCTTTCCACCTTAGCTTTCGGTGGCTTGCGGCGACGGGCTGCGACGGCGGGGCCATGCAGACCTTCCCACTAATTCCCTATCCTTACTCGGGGGCAACCTTCCCCTCTTTACGAAGCTCGGCAGCAGCGGCAGCAGCCGCCTGTTTGGTGGTCAGCTTGGAGTCAAGCCCTTCAGCTTCCCTGTTCATCTGCCCAAGCCTCGTTTCAACGGGACCCTTACCGATGGATTGACCTCCGTCGTTATCCAGCGGAAACTGTATTTTGGACTCAATCTTCTGGCGCTCATCGGCGCGCGCCGTTTCGATCTTGGCCTCCACGCGCTTATCCTGGACGTAGAGATCGTAAGCCGTTCGGAACTCCTCCTGAGTACCTAACATTCTGCGATCGGTCGCAAACTTGATAAATTCCTCGCGGTTCAAACCCTCCTTGAACTCCTCGTTGTGGCTTTGATTGAGATCCATCAAAAGGAAAATATTGTCGTAAATGTTACCGGCGAGTCGGTTCCCGCCTTCGAGTAACATTTTTTCAGCCTGGTCCTTGGTAAAGCGACCTTCCCCATTGGCAGCAGCGGTCCTGAGGTCTTTGATTTCGTTGCGCAAAATCGTGACCTCTTTCAGCATTTCGCCCTCTGAACCTTCGGAAAAGTCACCTGCGCGGATCTTGTCCTGCAGCTCAACGATCTTCTCATCCCGCTCGGCCAGGGATTTCTGCAAGCCATCTGCACGAGTCACGTTTTCGGAAACGATCTTGTCGGCATCGCCCTTCCACTTGTTCCACTCGCCGGTTTTCTGCTCAAGAGCATCTTCCTTGGCCTTCAGCTCCTCACCCTGCGTCTTCAGTTCTTCTTTCCCCTCGTTCATCGTGCGGTCGTAGTCGGCCTGACGCAGCCAACCCGCTTGAAGCGCATCCGGGGCGTTTTCCATGGTTTTGAGGAGCTGCTTCCGATAAGCGTCAGTCATCCCCTCAGTCTTTTCGATAAACTCTTTCAGTTCCGGTCTCAAAGGCATCGTTTCATCTCCTTCAGCTTCCCTTTGCTTTCCCCGCAGGGGGCTTGCGCTCAGGGCTGCGCGTTAGGGATTAAAAATATTTAATCTGGAGAAGGACTGTGCTACGATGGGTTTTCCTATTAGCCCATCCGGAGTCCTTCTCCGGATCAACTGCCCTGGGGGACACTTCCCCCGGGGCTTTTGCGCTTTTACACGCTTATGGGAATCTTGGTTCCCATGTTTACCGCTGGGGACGCTCCCAAGGGCGCCTGTGGCGCCGGGGATCCCCCCTGCGCGGCCAAATCCTTGTTTACCTCTTCCCTCATGGATGCAATGAAGTACCGAATGTCAGGGAGAAGCTCGGGCTCCTTCACCTTCGCCAGTTCCCGTTCGATATTCACCGCTGTCTGAATGGCTCCACCTGATTCCGGAAAGGCGTCCGTTGGCGTTGCGGGTACAGGGGCTCCCGATTGCGCCAGCTTGACAGACAATTTGGTAATCAGATTGTCCGCTATGGGAGCCAGTCCCGGTTTCATTTGGACGAGTTTTGCGATCAGGGTAGTGATCACATTCAGATCAGGTTCTCCTGGAGCTGCCATTCCTCCTGGAAGTCCCGGAGGTTGCTGCACTGGAACCTCTGTGGGTGGGGTAGCCGCCATCTGCGCACCTGGGGTCGGCGCAGGAGTTCGCGCCATTTGAGCAGCCGCATCGATGGACGGTGGAGGGGCTATTCCCAGATCGGTGTAAGCCACAGGCTCTCCTAGTAAGGATTACCCTTCTTCATTGAGCCGCCAGAGTCTCCACCTCTCTCACCACCAGCACGCTTCTGGTTCACAGAAATCGGCTCTGGAGAGTGAGGGCAGAACACGGCCGGCGAAGTGAATGATTGAGCCGAGGGCATTGCTCCCGGGGCTGGATAGGTTCCTGGATCGTGCCCAGGGTAGTAGGCGGGAACGACCAGGTCGTGTCCCATTCCTTTCTTGTCAGGCATAACTTCCTTCCTCCTTTTTTGCTCACCGCCGACTGGATTTCCGTCGGCTGGAGCGTTTCGATTTACGTTTCCCTTTGTCTGTTCTCCTCTGCTCTGAAGCCGCAATCGCGGTTGCCATCTTTACGTCCGTGACAACCTCTCCTGTGCCGCCGTGGTGAAGGGTGCGTTCACCGTATTCACCCATCACCCTCTTGAACTTTTTTCCAACCTTTATCTTTCCTTCATGCTTCCTCCCGTGAGCCATTAATGTTTTCCTATTTTCAGCATAAACACCTTGTCAAGCCAACTTGAGCAAATTCTGTATATTTTGGGAGCCTTTTCCACCCGCACCGCCTTGAGTTCCTCCCGCAGCTCCCGACAATAATTGGCTCAGTGTCATGCGCCGAATCATGGCAACTTCTTCCTCGCCCAACTCTTTCATCACTCTCTCGTATTCGTTCTCCATTCCAAGTTTCCGGAACAGGGCTTTTGTGCTGTATCGTCCTTCTTTCGCCAAAGCAAAGGCGACAAGGGCTTCTTTCTCCCGGTTGGCATTGAGTGTGCTGCCTTGTGCCATCAGAAACACGAACTGCTTCCTATGATCTTGTGGATGAATCCCGGCAGGTGTCATTTCCCCTGGTACCCAATCAAACACATCTTCAAAGCTCACTCCGTCCCGGCCCAATAGAAACATTCGCCTACGAACGTCATAGAACTGCATGAAATTGGAGATCATCTGTTCGCCCATCTCTCTCAATGCGATCTCGATATAACGGCCCCTCAATCGCATGATGGTCTGCTGATTCTCTCTCAACGCTTCAAGGGTATTCCCAGCCGGAGTGATCTTCTTGCGGGCCAGCCCGCCCACGTCGAGCAACCCGGAATCATCGTCCATCTCGTTTTGAGCGTACAAAAGAGTGTTCTGGACGAAGCTAGGAAGATCAGGGATCCGAGCATATTGCGGTGCAGCGGGTGACTGTGGGCTGTACCCGATCTTGGCATTGGGCATATTCGGATCCATCTGTGCCTTGACCGCGTAGCTGAATGCGTTGTCCGGGAAGATGAGCGGAGGATTGACCGCTTTCTTGATCATATCCAAGATCCCGGCAAGAACCGTGTTGACGATATCCTGAAGCGGAATCTTGGTTCTCAATTCACTGATCCCATGAAATTGCCAAGGAACGGGCTTGAGTCGAACCGTGATGAAGGGGTAGCGTCCGTGCCAGAAAGGATTGGGACCGTCGTACATAATGTCAAACTCATCACCGCCCGTGATGATCAATCGTCCACGCGGATAGAGCCTGTTACCCGGATCGACTCGATAGGCCCAATTCGTGTCCGGTGGTCCCATAATCACTTCATTATCCGAAGTGTTGAGTTGGTCATCTTTAATCCAGAACTCTGTGTAGGGGGCTTGCTGGAGAACTCCGGGAAGGTATTGAGGGACACCGCCAATGACACGCTTCATCTGTGGAGAAAGAAGCTCAAAGGCGTGCTGGCCGACATACTTGGGCCGTGAAAAGGGTCGAGCGTAACTGCTATGCTCTACGCTTGGTTTGACCTTCCAGCCAGTCAGTGGGTATCTTTTTTTGAAAAAGGACAGGCTCCTGGTGTCGCGGTAAACGACACCTTGCCACTCCTGGAGTTCATGAGAAGGTCCGATCGGCATCACCTGAGAGATCCCCAAGGGAACCAGCTGAAAATCGCCTTCCCCCCCCATCAAACTGGAGTTCCAGACAATGCGCAGAAATCCGGTACTGAGATAGGCATGGATGGTCGCCAGGGCCAACTTCAGATCGTTGTCCTGCATCGTCCACCAAGCCTTATTCGTTTTCGTGTGAATCTCGGCTTGTTCGTGGTAAATCTTATTGAGGGTCTGGACTTCAAAGGTGGGACGAACATCGGTGAGAACGGCTGTCACTTCCTCAAGCTGCCTCAAGAGGCGATTATTGATGGGTGCAGCCTTGTAAGAGGGCCTCTTGCTCGGCCATTGGTTTCCCATCAGGTAGGAGATGTGTTGATCGACCTGGCGCACCTCCTCAGAAGCCGACATATACTGCCATGCCTGTTCGTGAGCGGTGTGTGCGTACTCCTTTAGCCGCTTCTCTTGCTGCACTGGATCGAGTCCTGGCCTGTATTGAAGCAGCTCCCAAGGCTGCTCTGGCATTTTGTCGGCTGGCTGATCAAACAGTGCCATGTTTCTCTCGTTCCTGGCGGCGGTATTCTTGGGGGGTCATTATCAATCTTGAAGCTGGTTCTTCGGTCTTCCGCGGTCTGGATACTTCTATTTCGGCGTCACACCCAAACTGATTGCAATGGAAGGCAACGTCGCCATCTTCTCGAAGATAGGTCACTTCGTAAGCCGATCTCTTTTGTCGACGGTCGCATTTCGGGCAGATGAAGGTCATGTATTCGGAGCCTTCTTCTTTGGTTCTCCGAATACGCTTCATCAGGCGACCCGTGATTGAGTCCTTATACTTTTCTCTGCGGTCAACCAGGCCCCCTCCACTATTGGTGATTTTCAGGGCGGTGGTGTGAAGAACGAGTCGTGTCATCGTCTGCCCACGTCGAAATACTTGCGCCTCGAGGTATCCTTTTGCCTGAATCGCTGATTGTGAGGTTTGGTTCCAGTGGATACGAGATTGGGATCATCGACCCGCTGCACCCCAAATTCATTTTGGAACGAGCTCAAGTCTTTTTGAGTACGAACCGTCAGTGGTTTGCCTTCAGGATGAATATTGTTCGTGGTAAACGGCTCGAAGGCTGCATTGACTTTTGTACTGAAAAGCATCTCCATCCGTTCTCCACAGCAATCCGGCCAGATCGGTTCCGGATCGAACTTCTTGTTGTGGACGTTCAGTTCTTTACGTCCACATTTTGAGCACTCAAAATCCCAGACTGGCATCTCAAGCCGTCTTTTGAGAAGCGGTGTCTACATAGAGACCCCGTAGGTACTCCTCGAACTGCTGGTTGGCAAATTCCTCAAGGGGGATTCCCATACCCTGCGCGAAGTCCTTGAACGATTCCGCGCACCATTCGGGCAAATTGATCACGACTTGATCCTTCCGGAGAGCCAGTGGGCCTTTCCCCGGAACTTCCTGAACGGTAGAACTTTGAGCAGCCTTGAGCTCCTCCTTCATTGAGAAGATTGCGCCGTACAGGTCAGAGGGTCCCGTGAGGTTCACCCCCAGGATCTTCTGGATCCGGTTGCGGTTCTCCTGATCCACGACCAAGACCTCTCCCTTAAATTCTCGCGTTGCGGCTTCCTTTTTCTCTTCCGGAGTTGGATCTGGCTTTGAGGGTACAGACGTCTGTACTGCTTTCGGCTTTCCAAACTTCGCATCGGCGCGGGCGATCTCTTCCTGCATATCGGTGGTGTCGTTGAACTGGTGACCCGCGTCGCAGTAGGTGAAGAAAGCTCCCTCACGGTTTTTCAGAAAGTTGTCACGGACGCCCCCGAAGCGGCACCGGGGACACGGAACTTCAGATGTTGTTACTCCTGGCATACTGCCCTCCTAGTTTTATTGTGCGTGTGGCGTCAACCCCTATAGAGTGTTTTGGAGAATGTTAGCTAGTCGATGATTTCCATTCTCGCCACGGGCGCGCGCAGTCTCTTTCCCTTCAACTCACAGGGCTTCCCAAGAGCGATGGACGGGGTAAACGGGTGCGTGTAAAGCGACTGCTTAAATCCCGTCTTGGAGTTCCCTGAAAGCTTTTGTCCACACAGGGGACAGTAGGCGTCCGGGAAGATCGGAGCATCAATGTACCGCGCTGTCCCCGCCAAGGTTGCTTCCTCAGCCTTACCGCTCATCATCTTCTCGGTCAGATCCTCTCGATCCTTGTAGATCTTCTGCATTCCGGTGGGCTCTGCCTCTGATTTCTCAATCGGAAGTGTCGTCTCCGTTGTGGAGCCCACAGCCTCGGTCACGGTCTCCACCTCGTCAATCTTTTTCGCTCCATTGGTGGCTTCCGGAGCTGTTTCCGGGGCTGCTTCTACCTCAGACTTCGCTGCCTTGGCCTTGGTAGCCTTCTTGCTCTTCTTCGGTTTTTCTTCGACCTGTGCCATGTTTCCTACTTCTGCCATGTTTCCTCCTTCTAGAGTAAGTTAAATTGTGAATCCCCTTGCGTACCAAATCCTTGTTGATCATGGACCGGGGAGTAGTCCGTGTTTTGAAAATCTTTGCGGGGATCCCGCATCACCACGCTCTGTTTTTCTTCCAGGAGATCCGGATGGACCTGCCCAAGACATTTGGTGCAGATCATTGCTGCAAACAGGGTGTCATCGAACGTGCCCAACCGCGCTTCATAGCGGTCATCGCCAGCGTCGATGAATGTCCAGCACTCGTTAAGCAACCGTTGGGAACGTATGTGGAGCAAGTCTTCGTCCATCATCGTCTTGAAATTGTCAATCAAGGCATTGCGGCTGCGTGTCTGAGTCACCCATCCGAAGTAGTTGGTGAGGTGTCCTTTCGTTTTATCTGCCCACCGCCAACGGTAGAGGTTGGGATACTTCAGGTGGTGCAGCAAACTTTCTAAAACCGTCTGAATGTTGTACTCGACGGAGAACTGACAGGTGTTGTAAAGAAAACCCAGGGCTGCTATTCGTCGAGCGAAGGGTGTTCCCCCTTTGTGACCTCTCCACTCGGCAACCTGGGGGATCGGTAAGTGGCTCTGTGTCACTCTCCACATCGAAGCGGCTGAGTAGTCTTTGCCCTTCACGCCCTGGCCTGGGTCAGCTCCCCCGTAGTAGACCTTGTTCATCTTTGGAAATTCCCAAATCCAAAGAGGAGCGTCGTTCATGTTGAGGTACTCAATCAACTGAGGGGTCCGCTGGCCGTTCTTCTGCTTGACCAGTTCGATATCGCCAAACCAGATCGGCTTGCGAATGTACTTCTTCTGGATTCGGCGCAATTTCTTCTGTTCCCAAGGGATTGTTCCCTGGACTCGAAAAGCTGCTTCAGGGAAGGAAGGATACTCCTGCTCGACCATCTCGGAGTCCTGATCGACCGCTTCGAAGTCGGCTGCAGTCTCCCTTCTCCAGGACAACTGTTCCCTGCTCAGATCCACTCCGTAGTCATCCCTAACTTTCAGGATCAAATCTTTCTCATCTTCAGTCGGGTGAAAATCGCTCCGGTCCTGGGGGGTCTTAAAGGGCTTGCTGTATTCCTTTTGTTTCCACCAGGGGCAGAACTTCGGTCTCCAGCTCAAAGCTCCCTGTTCGGCTCGCTGGTACAAGCGGTGATAGGGGTCTTCAATTCCTTCAGCAGTTCCTTCCATAACCCAAACGGAAAGACGATTGCCTTTGGTCGCAGCAGGAAACAAATCCCGGGTCAGGATCTTCAAATCACGCCATAGGCTGATTTCTGTAAGGTGTCCATTTTGCAGGGTGAAGCCCCGACTCGATCCTGTTGGCTTGTTGGCAGCATCCACAAAGAAATTGGAGCGGAGTCCTGGCCGAGCTAGCCGCTTGTTTTTATCTCTCCGATCGAACCGCATGAACTCGCCGTGCACTTCGTACTGAATCTCTGGGCGCAACCACCAGGGCAAACAATCGTAGGCCAGCCGGCTCATATCGAAGATGTGAGAGGAGCGGATCCGCTCGTCGGCAATCACCAAGCTATTCGTCAGCTCGTTGAAGATAGTCCGGTAGAAGATCATGGCCTGGACCATCGTAGACCAACCGATTTGACGAGCTTTCAGGAGAATCCATTTGATGGGGATGTTGTTTTCCCAGGATAGTTCAACGTCTTCCCAGAGAATCTCCTGGCTCTCCCAAAAGGGATAGAGCGTCATCAACTGCGGTGCACCGAACTCGTCACCCTTGGTCGCGATAACGTGGTAATTTTCGAGGTAGTAGCGCACACTTTTCGGGTCATTTCCGTGAATGCGCTCCAGTTCTCTATCCAGGGTGTCGCTCTCAGAGGGAAGGAGACTCTCCCAACACTGGGCCACATTGCCGTTAAAGCCCTTGAACTTCTCATCGAAATGCTCAATGAGTTCTTCGACGTATTTATCTTTTCTTCCAACGATGTGGGGCATTACACTTCAGTTCCGTAGCCGTACTTTTCGATGGTGAGAAGATGCTCCTGGTACTCCTCCTCGCCCATACCGCTTGTTTCTTTCAGCGCATCCAGTTCTTCCTTGAAGGCGGCTTTCTGATCGTCCACGATATTGAAGCTGCCATCAGTCTTTTCCTCTTTTCGATGATCGCGTTGGAAATTCAAGACTCGCCGTGTGGCGCCAAACTCTCGCGCGAGCTGCGCGTCCAGAGCGCGGGCAATCGTTATGTAGTACCAGCTCGTATAGAGAACGGCTGAGAGCCCAAAAAGAAAGAACCCGACACCCAATGCACCGACCCCTACGGCCAGGGCAAACCAAGCTGCGGAAGCAGGCATGGAAGGAATCTCAGCTGCGGCCCCGCCGATTCTCGTGACAAACGATGGTCCAGTGAGCCAAATGAGATAGAAGGCCAAAGCGACGATGGCGTACCGACTCAACCGAGGTACGAATCGCAGGAACGATCTCAACCATTCCCTTGGTTGAAACCTCACCCAGAAATTCATAAATAGGCCCAAGGAAACCCGCAAAATTTTGTGACGCAATACGAACTCTTGTACCTCTAGAAGTCCCATTCCGGTCCTTTCTCTTCCTCGTCAACGGGTTCGCTTTCAACGTCGACAATCTTCTCCGCTTCCGCTGCCTCGATGCTCTCCTTCTGCTTCTGTTTAATCCTTCGCATTCTCTCTTCGAAATCTTCGCCGTGGTTGACCTGAGTGTTGTTGGTCTGGTTCACATTGACGACCGTGGTGGGAGCGGCTGGTTTCTGCTCCAGAGAAACCAGTTTCGCAAATTCCTTGATCCCGGCCAGCATCATGTTGAAATCCTTGGCTGTGATCGTGACGAATTTCCCTTTGGCCTGGTCAAACGAAACGAACTTCCGGTCCCCTTTAACCAGGTAATCGATTGCGTTGAGAACCTTTTTGTGGACTTTGCTCCGGATCGCGCTCCGGAGTTTCTCGTTCGACAGCTCCCCTTCCAGCCTGTCGCGCATGATCGCGTTTTGGGTCAGAAGCTCGAACTTCCTCCCGTAGGTCCCTATGTCCTGCCTGACGGTTTCAACCTTGACGTCATCTTCCTTGGCTATTTCCTCAACCGTTTCCCCCTGCCTGAAGCGTTCATAGCGCCTTGCGCCCACACTGTCATCGACAGCGCACAGTTCTTGGTAATTGGGAACCAGGGCTAGGGATTCATTCCTTTTAGCCATTTTGTTTTTGCTTGTAGTAGGTCACTTGCTTCTGGAGCAATCTGATCTTTTCTCTATATTTCGCACGGATCTTCGTGATCAGCTCCCTCTCCCGCCGATGGAGGATGTAGTCATGCAATCCCTCCGGTGTCGTAATCAGCGTTCCCCGTTGTATCGCTTCACTGACCGCCGTGCCTTTGATGCCCACGATCCGAGCAATTAGACAGACCGGAATCCTTCGGATGGTAAAGGGGTTGATCCAGTGGTTGCGTTTCGGGCCGGCCACTCCGTTGGTCACTTCGTTATCTTGGATGAATCGGTTCAGCTCCTCCACGCGCAACCGTGTCAGTTGATTTCGCTTTTGTTGGGGATGCGGAATGTAGAAGGCGCGAATGTATCCCTGCCGAATGAGCCGCGTGAAGGTGTTGATACTGATCCCTAAAAACGCAGCGGCTTCCTGCTTGCTGATCGCCTGATAGGTCTGACGGGTCTTGTATTGCTTTCGGTATCCTTTCGGAAGTGGACTGGATTGATACTCGGTCTCAGGCTCGGTATCTGTAAGATGATTCATTTGGCCTCTGTTTTGAGCATACTGAGGGTGTCAAGCCTTTTGTGTTGATTTTGGTCGGAGAATTGGGCTAGGATGATGGAAGTTCCCTTTGATATTCCCTATCCTGGGGTAACCACAAAGCGGGTCCTCTTCGGAGGGCCCGTTTTTAATTTACGGTCTCTTTTTGCCCTGTGGCCTTAGCCCACCCCAACAATCTGATCCAGTCGTGAAAATCGCACTTGTAGGGACAGGACACTGAAGGTGTGACGTTGCCAGAGTTGTCGATTTTGTGGTCCAGAGCGGCCATCTGCTTGCACTTGGGACAAGCAAAAGAAGCGGAGAACTCATCTCCACCATACATGGAGGCAAGGGTCCAGCGGTCGCGCTCGATGTCGATCATCAGTAATTGACGATGACGCCAGGCGGTGTGTGATGCCTGGAGATCCCTCCAAGACCACTTCCACCGATGGACTCAAGGGGATCCGGAGCTTCAGGACCTGGGACCGGCGCGCTAGATTCTATCGTGAAGGTGGGCGTTGCTGTAATCGGGAGCGCGGTTTGATCTAGCGCACTCGCAGGAACCGTGACGGTGATCGTTTCATTCGCTGTAATGTTGTAAAGGATCTGGGCAGTTAGGGTGATCGTAACCACCGTGGCACTCGTGCGCACTACTGCTGTGACGACCTCCTTATCCCGGACCTCAGCGTTCCAACCCGTCACTTCTGACTGATTCGAATCCAATCCGTCGATGATAGCCTGCCGCACAGCATTAAAGGTTGCTCCAGCTGTGACCCATTCATCGTCGACCAAGGTGAGGATGATCGTTTCACCTCCGGCGACGATAGCTGATTCATCGACAGAGGGCGTGATGGTTCCAGCAACACTCGCTAGCGGGATCTCGCTGACGGCAAAGGTGGGAGTTGCCACAACCGGAGCTCCGAGCGTAACCGCACTCGCAGGGATCGTGGCGGTGATCGTTTCCGTGTCAGTGATGTTGTAGCCAGCTTGAGCATCCAGGGTGATCGTCACCACGGTATCATTCGTGCGAATCACTCCCCCAACGGTCTGTTTGTCCCGGACCTCGGCGTTCCAGCCCGTCACTTCTGACTGAGCCGAATCCAATCCGTCGATAATGTCCTGCCTTATAGCGTCAAACGTCCCCCCAACGGCTATCCAGGTGTCATCGGTCAAGGTGAGGATGATCGTCCTGCCTCCGGAAACAATCTGGGCTTCCGTGGAAGCCGGTACAGCTGTTCCCGTAACAACCCCTGTGGCAATCTGAGTCACGGTGAAGGTGGGGGTCGCTTCGATAGCCCCTCCAAAGGGGTCACCCGAAACTGCTGTGGCTGGCACGGTGACCGTGATGGTCTCCTGGGCGGTAATGTCGTAGGCGGCCTGGGCGTCCAGGGTGATCGTCACCACCGTATCGCTCGTGCGCACGACTCCAGCGACGAGCTGCTTGTCCCGGACCTCGGCGTTCCAGCCGGTCAACTCGGACTGTGCGGAGTTCATCCCGTCGATGATGTTCTGTCGCTGCGCATCGAACAATGCGCCGACTGTAACCCAGGTCGCGTCGGTCAGGGTAATGATGATGGTGTTGCCCCCGGCCACGATAGCGGATTCTATTACGTCCAGGGCGGTCCCGGTGAGGTCCGCATCCCCGGCCACGATCTCGTTGTATTTGATCGTCCCGCCATCGTTGATCACATAGGCGAGCATGGGAACCCCGCCCCGCGTGAAGAAATTAGAGGAAACGTAAGTCACCGCTCCCGTAAACACATTGGAATCTGTACCCCAACCTCCACTGTTATCGTTGGCATCGAAGTAGAGATCACCGTCACTGGCCCTGGCATAGAGAGCCAGGATTTGCTTCGCTCTGACGGAGAAGCTCACCTGGACCTGATCATCACTGACCACGGGTGCGCTATCGGTCACCGCTTCTTCGATCCCCGGCACTCCATCATTGTCGATCTCTGAAGCCTGAAGGTTGGTCGCTGTCTTGTAGGCTGCTGTGATCCGCTCCGTCCCGCCATCGTCGTAAAAAGCAGGCCGGTTGATGATGAAATCGGGAGTGTCAGCAACCGAGTCGTTGTAGTTCTCGACAGCGTGTTGGCATCATCTTTGAACAGAAAATGGAGCTTTTCACTGAGTCCCCTGGTCAACCCGCCCGTGAAATAATTAACCTCCCCACCTGCGTCCAGGGCGATATCGGCGATCCACGAACCCAGGGTCCTTTCAGCGTAAGCGGCACGCTGCTTCTGGCCCATGACGGCCTCGCTTGGACCGTTATACTGAATGACCGGACCCGCCGCGCGAAAACTTATATCCAGCTGCTTGGAGGCATCAATGCTGGTCCCGGTCCCGCCAGTATCTTCATTGCTGGTGTCGAAGGTGTCGCTGGACATTGAGAACCTGTGAAACAAAATCGGGTGCGCTCCAGGCGAAGTTTGGCTGTGGCTCGTTCCGATCCAAAGATTATTACCATTTTGAATCACCGCGTAGGCGAAGATATTTTGGGCACTTGCGGCCGGATTCACGGCTAGAGTGGCGACCTGGGAAAAGCTCGATGTTGGATCTGTGGCCTTGTAAATATCTAGATTCCCCGTAGAAACGGAGTCTCGAAAGACAATGTAAACGTCCCCGGCAGCGGAAACAAAGGGACCGATCTTTCCCGCTGTTCTTTCAAGGACGGTTACTCCGGTGATGGTGGTCGGTAAGGCCATTAGAGAAGGTTCCAGCTGTAATAGTCAACGAAGCTCTGATCAGGTTTTAGGGCTTTCCAGTCTGCCAGTGGTTTCCGGTTGAAGGCAGGGTCCACCTTGTAGTCCGGATCCCCAGGCTCAAAAGAGAGAACCATGTGAATTACATGGTCATTGGGCGTCGGTCCAAACAGCCGTGCAGCTGCCGTATTGAAGAAAGGGATGAGCTCAAGA